TAGAAAATATATTATTAAAAAATTATATTGAAACTACATATGAAGGGGTGTTTGAAACAGGAGAAGATATAAATAAAATATTGAAATTTTTAGATTTCAAAAACGAACCTCAATGGCTAGATTGGTTGGATAATAAAAGAAGGTTAAGAAATGGTAAATTTGGAATAAACGGAGTAAAAATAAAAAAATATTTAATATGAAAAATACACTTTGGGCATTTGGTGATTCTATGACTTTTGGACATGGTTGTAATGTGGATTGTAAATCTAATACTAGATTAGAATACTTACCTTATAAAAAAGAAGGAGATGATATTTGGTCTAACCACCTAAGTAAACTTTTAAATTATGATGTTATAAATTTAGGAAAAAATGGTGCATCTAATGATTATATATTTGGTAGCATGATAGATAATTTTGATTATATTAATGAGGGTGATATTGTTATCATTAATATGACATTGCATGGTAGAATAGAAGTACCAATAGGGGATGAAATAGTTAATGCACTATCATCATACGAAAATGAAATGAAAATTCGCGGATACGATAGTGGTGGAGATAGACAGGAAAAAATAGAAACAATTATTAACTTTCAATATCATTTTTCAAATCATCAATTTTATAAAGATAGACATATTAAAAGATTTAATTTTATAAAAAATAGATTATTAAACGAAAAAAAAGTAAAATATGTTTATCTCTGGTCTTTAGAAGAAGTTGATTCTGGATTGTATTCATCATTTGAAACTATACACAAAGCAACAAATGGTGCAGTAAACGATACACATTTTTCTTTTAATGGTCATTTAAATTTTGCTCATTTTTTATACAATACAGTAAGAGATAAAAAACAAATCATATGATTTTAAAAGAAAAAAATATATTCACCAAAGATGAATGTAATTTAATTTTATCATATGTTGATTCTAATTTTAAAAATTGGGATGAGAAAGACAGAAAGTATAATTCATTCTCAATAAATTATAATGAGATTAATAATTGGTTATTTTATAAATTAAAAGATTTTTTTGAAACTGAAACAAATATAAAGATTAATAATCTTAAAAAACAAATCAATTTCCATAGGTTTACAAAGGGAGATTGGTTTAGTAGGCATAACGACTATAGAGATAGAAGATTATATGGAGTTGGTGTTTTATTAAATGATGATTTTATAGGAGGTGATTTTAAATTTTATAATTTAGAAGAATACACATTAAATAAAACAGTTGGAAACAGTTACATATTTGATGTTAATATAGAACATGAGATTACAAATATATTGGATGGTGAACGATATTCCTTATTGTGGTTTTTGCAAAATACGGATATTAAAATAAATAAAAAATATATCATTTAGATGGAAACATTAAAATATTGGAATTCAAAAGATTTTGAAATAGCATCCTATAAATGGCATTTATCTGAAAGGATAAATAAAACATTCAATGGTTCTGGTTCGGATAATTCTGGTTTATGTACATACACCTACAATGAGTTAGGATTTAGAGGAGATTCCCCAACAAAAGAAGGATTTAAAATAATGTCAATCGGTTGTTCTATAACAGAAGGTGTTGGTGTTACTGATAATCAAACTTGGTCACATCAATTATCTAAACTAATACCAAATGGAGTAGATTTAAATTTTGGATGTGGTGGTAGAAGCAATGATTATATTAGTAGATGTTTACTATCATATTACGATGCAGTTAAGCCAGATTTAGTTTTGATAATGTACACCGAAACTCATAGAAAAGAATACTATACAAAAGATGGTAATATAGAACCATTTCATCATAAAGGTTGGGGTTATTTTGAGGAAACGGAATCCGGTAAATTAGAACACTCTGCTCATTTAACTTTATTAAACAAAAATGAAAATTTTAATAATTGGTATAAAAACCATATGTTAATAAAATTATTTTTAGAATCAAAAAAATGTAATTGGTTATGGAATGGGTGGTACATTACAAATGATTACACAGATGATAATAGATTTGATGGTGGTTATTATCCATTTTTAGATTATGGTGTGGATAATATACATCCAGGTCCTAAAACTAATTTTGAATATTCCAATAAATTATTTGATTACTGTAAATACAAAAAGTTAATTTAATTTGGTTTTTTGAGGTTTTTTTCGTATATTTGTATATGATTATAGTTCCACAAACACCCATAACAGAATCTAGCTTCCAAAAATGGAAGTGTCATAGATTAGAAGTAGAAGACGGAATAGATTCCTATCACTACTATGTCATTCCTCTACTTGATATTGATGAAGAAGAAATGCCAGATATAGAACGAATACCTGCGTTATTTAGTTCCGAATCTGATGCGTATTTTAATGATGATGGTAAAGCGGAATATACTTTACGATTATTTGATGATGACCTTCCTGAATTAGAATTTGAAGAGGAAGTTGAAATACTTTATAAAATTTTAACAAAAAAAGAAATATATTTGAAATAACTTGGAAAAGTTAAAAATATTTCGTATATTTGATTTATCTTTTTTACTATACTTAAACTTTAAAACTAAATGAAAGAAAAAACAGAACAAGAATTAGAAGCAAATTACAACAGATTTATCGAAATCCTTAAAAAGTATTTTACAGGAGAAAGATTAGAAAAATTGTTGTTTATGTATTCACCAGATGAGTTAGGATTGAATCTAACAGTATCACCCGCATCTGGCAACAGAGGATTCCACAATGCATATGATGGTGGTTATATTGACCATATTTTTAATGTTTGCAAGAATGCTTTAAAAGTAAAAGAACTATTTGTATCAGCAGGTGGTAAGATTGATTTTACAGATGAAGAATTATTATTTGCAGCATTACATCATGATTTAGGTAAATTAGGAATCAAAGGAGAACTACATTATGTAGCTAATGATTCAGATTGGCATATTAAGAATAGAGGTGAGTATTACAAACGTAATGAGAATATTACATTTATGACAATTACTGATAGAACTTTTTATACTTTAAATCACTATGGTATTCAGTATAATGAAAAGGAATATTTTGGAATTAAACTTACAGATGGTATGTTTGACGAGGATAACGAAAAATATTACAAAACTTTTGATTTATCAAAATCTCTAAAATATACAATTCAGTATGTATTACATTGGGCAGATTATATGAGTACAATTGTAGAGAGACAAGAAATATTAGGATAAAATATATGACACTTTTACAGAAAGTATGACATTTTGTCATACTTTTTTGTTTTGGTGTAGAAATTGAAATATTATAGTTGAACTTTAAACAATTAAACAATTATTATTATGTACAAAGCAAATTTAAATGACTTATTTTTAGATTGGGATAATTTATACACCCATGCTAAGCAAAACGTATTTTCCGATTATACTACAAAAGAATTACAAGATGGTAAAATCGAATTATCAATAAATGTATTGGGTCACGACCCTAAAAAAATTAATTTAGAAGCAACGGAAGACAGGATTACAATTAAATCTACAAAGCCAGAAGATGCACCTACTTTAATTAAAGATATTGATTTTAGTTTCAAATTAGGTAAGGATTACGATGGTACAAAATCGGAAGCTAAATTCAATAATGGAGTACTTTCTATTATCATTGATAAAAAAGATGAAAGAAAGGCAAAAAAATTATCTATTAATATTAGGTAATATAAGTTATTTTTCGTATATTTAAAAGGTAGGAGCATTTAGTTCCTACCTTTTTTTATAAATAAATATTTATTACTATGAGTATGATGTACAAAAATCAAGTCCAAAACTTATTAACGGTATTGGATGGTAAATTGAGAGTTTTAGAAGGAGCAGCATCTGGTGCTATGAAACTTTCACCCGAAGATGTTATTCAATTGGTTCACGATATTAGAAAAGTTTCTGATAGAATGGCTGAATTAATAAACATTGAAAGAGAATAAATGAATTGGCTTAAATATTTAGTAGGTATCTCTGCGATATTAGTTGCAGGGTGTGCAGCTTATTTCTCCGTAACTGGATTGGGTGTTCTATTTAGTGGAGCATCCGTAGCAGTAATGGTAATGGCGGGTTCATTGGAATTTGCTAAATTGGTAACTGCTACTTATTTAAAACAAGTATGGGATGACATAAAGGGTTTCAATAAGATATATTTAACAATATCCGTTGCAATTCTTATGTTAATCACATCAGCGGGTATTTTTGGTTATTTATCTAACGCATTTCAAGCACAATCACTTCAATTACAACAAGTAGATAGGGAAATCGCAGTTCATCAAACTAAAATAGACCAAAATACTACCCAAATTGAACAACTTTCCACTCAAATTAGTGAATTTAACACCAATCAAGGTAAAATATTAGATGGTGGTAAGGTAAATTCTCGTCTTATTCGTTCAATTGATAACAGAGATAAACAAATATCTAAAATTAACGATAAAATTTCCATTTTACAAACCGAAAATGCTCAGGAAACTGAAAAAATCAACCAAATTAAGATTGCAAACTTAGGATTAGAAAAAGAAGTTGGTGGATTTAGGTTTGTTGCCGATGCATTTGGTATAGAATTGAAAAATGTTGTAAAATTCTTCATTTTTATCATTGTTATAGTGTTTGACCCTCTAGCAGTTGCTCTAATTATAGCATTCAATGGGTTAGTTTCAGTAAAAATCCGAAAAGATGAAGAAAATTTAACAGAAAATGTCAAATTAGATGAACCAATTCGGCAAGATTCCGAATTAGTAGAAAAAATTTATCAAGTTTACGGAGATAGTGGAAAAAATTTACCAATTGAGGAAAAATCTGAAATTTTAGTGGAAAATAATCGTATTCCCATTGATTTAGATGGTGATGGTACTATTGATGGTTATGATACCAACAACGATGGTATAATTGATGAATGGAATACCGACGGGCACATAGAAAGACAAGCAGGTAAACGTAATTTACTACCATATTACGCAAGACCCGATTTCGATTGGGAAGATAAGAATGCTTGGATTAACGACCGTAATGCTATCAACTATTGGATGGCATATAAGAAGAATCAAAACGATAATTTAGTTAAAATTTACTAAAAGCTTGTTTTTGTAAAATAAATTTTGTATATTTGTTTTATGAATATAGGATATGCATGTATTAATATGACTTTGGGTGAGCAGACTCCCCGAATCACAACAAATCGTAGTATGGTTAAGAAAACCTTCACACAAAAAGGTATTTCTTACGCTTCGGAACTAGCACTACAAAACTCTCGTGATTTATTTGAGATTCTTAAATGGAATGTTTCAAATAATATCAAATTATTTCGTATTTCATCTGATATGTTTCCGTGGGCAAGTGAATACAATTTAGAAGATTTACCAGATTACAATAAAATCTCAAATATCCTAAAAGGTTGTGGTACTTACGCCAAAGAAAATGGTTTGCGTATTAATTCACATCCAGGTCCGTTCAATGTATTAGTTTCACCTAATCCAAAGGTAGTTACTAACACTATTACAGATTTAGAATTACATGGTAAGTTATTTGACCTTATGGGGTTATCACAAACACCATATAACAATATTAATATTCATTGTAATGGTGTCTACGGAGATAAAATCTCTGCAATGGATAGATTCATCACTAACTTTGAGAAACTCTCTGACAGTGTAAGGAATCGATTGACATTGGAGAATGATGATAAGGAATCTATGTATTCTGTTTCAGACTTAATGTATATTCATCATAGAACTGGCATTCCTATCGTATTCGATTATCACCACCACCAATTTTGTACAGGTGGTTTATCAGAAAGACAAGCATTATTACTTGCAGTATCTACTTGGAGAAAAAGCGGTGTAACACCAGAGGTTCACTATTCCGAATCAAAAGCATTGCACGAAGAAAATAGTAAATTAAAACCACAAGCTCATTCAGATTATATTACTTCATTACCAAACACATATCGTATCAACGTAGATATTATGGTAGAAGCAAAAGCAAAAGAATTAGCAATATTACCGTTTTTAAAATAAATTATGAAAAAATACGCATTATTCATCGGAAGATGGCAGACTTGGCATGAGGGTCATCAATGGTTAATAGACCAGCAATTCGAAAAAGGTAAAAATGTATGGATTGCCATTAGAGATGTAGATAGGGATGAAAACAACCCAAAAACTGCACAAGAAGTTATGATTGAACTATCTGAAACTTTAAGAGGTTATTTATCAACAGGTAGATTGTATATTTCTATTATTCCTGATATTGAATCAGTTAATTATGGTAGATATGTAGGA